TTACCAAAGAGAGGTACATCTAAAAGTGCAGGATATGATTTTATTTCTCCTATTACTGTACATTTGTACCCCTTATATAGTATAAAGATATGGACTGATGTGAAGGCTTATATGCTTGATGATGAGTACCTTGAAATCACAATGAGAAATTCTACTGGTAATAAATTATTACGGTTAAAAAATGTTAAAGGTATAATTGATGCGGACTACGTTGATAACGTAAAAACTGGTGGAAATATTTGTTGTAATGTCTATAATGCTTCACAAAGTGTTATTACAATAAGAAAAGGTGATAGAATTGTTCAAGGCATATTTCAAAAGTATTTAATTACTGATGATGATAATCCTATATCAAATAAAAGAATTGGCGGTGAAGGTTCAACAGGGAGATAAAATGAAAACAATAATTATTGTAAATGGGTACGCTGAATCAGGTAAAGATACATTCTGCAAATATATGAAAGAAATATCTGATATACCAACAAAAGAATATTCAATTATTGATTACCCTAAAGAAGTAGCTACTGAGTATCTTTGGTGGAATGGAAAGAAAGATGAAAAAGGGAGAAAACTTCTTTCTGATCTTAAAAACACTATGATGAAGTATAATCAACTCCCTTTAAAGAAAATTTATCAAGAAGTTGGAGAAATGAGATTATTTCATGATAGTTTTCTCTTCCTTTTGCACATGAGAAAGCCAAAAGAAATTCAGATGATTAAAGATTTTTATGAAGAAAGTGATGTTAACGTTATTACTCTTTTTATAGAAAGAGAAGCCTGTGTGAGAGAATGGAGAAATGAAGATGATGATGGTGTAGAAAATTATGATTATGATTATATATTGACTAATAATATTGGTCTAAAAGAGTTTAAGTATAAAACTATTGGGTTCTACAAAACTATAATAGTGAATATGATTGAAAAAGAAGAGAATCTATAGTCAACTACCCCCACTTTAGAAGTGGGGGCTTGTAAAAGCCCTGGTTGATCAGTCTAAGTTTTAATTAACTACGTTATTTGAGTCATAACACCTGCGAATGTCTTACCTAGTTTACAGCTCTGTTGATTATCATTAAACAATCCTGAGAGGTAGGGATAGTGTGGTAATTGTAAAAAGCTTTGATAACATTGACGAAGGTAAATTACCCCAATTGGGAGATAGCATAACTTGAGAGTATATGTTTTAAATCAAAGAAAAAAACCATTAATGCCATGCAGTCCGGTAAAAGCAAGACACTTACTTAAAAACAAAAAAGCAAAAGTCTTAAAAAGAGAACCTTTTGTAATACAATTACTCTCTTCAACTGGAGAGAGTAAACAAGAGATAACGCTTGGAGTAGATTCAGGCAGTAAGGTTGCGGGATTTTCAGCTACAACCCCCAAGAAAGAGTTATACTCAGGGGAGGTTGAACTGAGAAATGATATTGTAAAACTTCTTTCAAATAGAAGAGAAAGCAGAAGAACGAGAAGAAACAGGCTTAGATATAGAAAAGCAAGATTTTTAAACAGAGTTAAATCAAAAAATAAAGGATGGCTTGCTCCTTCTATAGAAAACAAGATTAATACCCATATCAAAATTATCAATGATTTACATGAGTTACTTCCAATTTCAAAAATCATAATTGAAGTTGCAAGTTTTGATATGCAAAAAATCAAAAATCCTGAAATCAATGGTACTCAATACCAGGAAGGTAATCAACTAAATTTCTGGAATGTAAGAGAATATGTTTTAGCAAGGGATAACCATTCTTGTAAATACTGTAAAGGAAAATCAAAAGATAGAGTTCTGCAAGTGCATCATATAGAGAGTAGAAAAATTGGCGGTGATAGTCCTGAAAATCTCATAACTCTATGCAAAACCTGTCATCAAAATTTACATAAAGGTTTGATAAGTTTGGATCTAAAAAGAGGATTGAAACTTAATCATGCAAGTTTTATGGGGATTATGCGTTGGGAATTATATAGAAGAGTTAAAAATCTTTATTCAAATGTTTGTCTGACTTTTGGGTATATCACAAAACACACCAGAATTAAGAATAATCTTCCAAAAGAACATAGGATTGATGCAAAATGTATTTCTAAAAATCCAAAAGCGATACCATCAAGTATTTATTATTATCAAAAAAAAGTAAGATGCCATAACAGGCAAATCCATAAATCAAATTTCATTAAAGGCCATAAGAAAAAAGCAAATCAAGCTCCTTTTGAGGTTAAAGGGTTTAGATTATTTGATCAAGTTGAGTATGAAAATCAACTTTATTATATTTTTGGAAGAAGAAAAACCGGTTATTTTGATATCAGAAAGCTTGACGGCACAAAAGTAAACAAAGGTAGTGTGAATTACAAACTTTTAAAATTAATCAAAAAAAGGAGAACAATACTTATGGAAAGAAAAATTAATTATGCACAAAACCAATTCCTCCCCCACTTTAGAAGTGGGGGTTTCCTTGGTTTAATTTGATGAACATAATATTGATATTGAAAGAAATGTTAATATTGCTCTCAATGGTTATTTTGGAGAATTAAAAGATAATTAAATTAATAAGGAGGCACAATGCAAGAATTTAAGAGAAGTAAGGTTGTACTTGAGACAAATGTATTCAAGCTTCATGAGTTTAATAAAGGGGAGGGGGTTTCTGTTTTAGTTGTACCTCCAACAGCAGGGAGACACCCAAGTATAGGACAAAACCTTATTGATACTTTTGTTAAAGACGGAAGAACAACATATGGGTATGAACTCTTACCGGCTACACTTGAAACAGCTAATACAAGTATTGAAGATCTTGTAATAACATTGCAGCAATGTATCAATCGCATAAATGGCCCTGTAGATCTTGTTGGGTTATGTCAAGGTACACTCGCAAGTACAATTCTTTCCTGTATATTCCCTAATAGTGTTAATACATTATCTTGTGTTGCTGGGACCATAAATTCTAAAGTTAATTGTGGGAATCTTATAGAAAGATACATGGAAATTCCAGGTGTTCTTGAATTTCATAAAGGTCTCGTGACTATTAATGGAGGAATACAAAAAGGATTACTGCAATGGTTTGCTTTCAGTCTTATTGATCCTACAGAAGTTTATATTAAAAGATGGTTCGATATTTATAATTTAATTGAGCAAAAGGATATTAAAGGTATTGAAAAGTGGAAAAGAAATAATGATTGGTACGATTATGTAATTGATATTGCTGGTACTTGGTATCTTCAGGATTTAGAATGGTTATTTAGAGATAACAGACTATATAATGGAACTTTTCCTGATATCCTTGGAAGGAAAGTTAAATTAGAGAATATTTGTTGTGATACTTATCTTTATGCAGGAGGAGCAGATAAAATCACACATGTTGATCAACAATTATCTATGGGAAATAAAGTAAGTGGTAAAGTAACTAAAATAGTATTTGAAGGTGCAGGACATTCAAAATCTTTGGCTGGTAAAAAAGAAACGCAAATAATTGTTAACAATTTAAGGAGAAAATGATGATATGCTTATTATTAGGTGTGGGTTATATTGTATTAATAACAGGTTTGATAGCAACATCTATCGGAGGAGTTGTCTAAGAAGGTTTGGTTACTTATAGGCACGTTGTTTATGTATTTATTATGACAAAATATCATTTATTCTTGGGTACCTTGCATGTAAAGATTAATAAGATATTATCTATATTAGATTAAGAAATAAAAACAAAGGAGATTTAAAATGGTAAATTTTTTTGATGTGTTCTTCACAGGTGCTGACTTTCACAGAAACTTTTCACATAAACATAAACAAAATATCTTTTGGATAGGAGATGAAGATAAACAAGAACTTACTTTAGAAATTCATTTACCTGGATTCAATAAATATGACCTCAAAGTAAGCCTTGTAGAAGAATACTATACAAAGTATCTAACTATCAAAGATAAAGAGACGGAAGAAGAATTATACAGAGTAGCAGTACCAAATAGTTACACAATTCCTTCGGATTGTAAGATCAAAGATGGAATATTTAGGATGAAGTTCAGAAAATATCAGGATGTGGAGGAGATTAATATTTTATAGGAGGTAATAATGCATTTTAATATACACTATATAGGTAGCTCACTACAAGAGATGTCTGTTGATGAAATTCATACTGGAACTTTAAATAAAGAAGAAGCTATTAAATTAGCAAAAGAAATGATATATGCAGCAGATGAATTATTATGTAATGCTGATTCTTCTTTTGTATTACAAGAAATCATTTTAGATATTACATAAAATAACAAAATACTTGACAACATAACATAAACAAGATAGTATAACCACAGGATTAGAGATAGCTCTGTGGTTTTTT